GTTAACTCGCTGCCCCGCACACAGGGGGAGGTTAAAGACCGCCAGGCGCAAGTCATCGCCGACGCCGCCAAAGCGTACAGCGATCGGGAACACCAATTCGCCGATGATTTCGCGTCGGGTATCAGCCACGGCGTCCAAGACCTGCTCGACGGCAAATCTGTCCTTGAGTCCATGCGTGATATTGTCGGCGACCTCGCGCACGCGTTCCAAAAAGCCTTCATTATCGACCCGCTCACCGACCTACTCCGCAACAAGGTGTCCGGGCCGCTGTCGGAAAAGCTGTTCGGTGCGCCTGCCGGGCCGGATGGCCTTTGGCAGAAGGAGGCCAACCAAGCGTTGAGCGCTGCCCAGACAGGCGGCGTCCGCTCGCTGCTCACGTTCAATACCGCGGTTGATGCTGCCGCCGCTGCACTGGCGCGCCTGTCGACGTTTAGCGTCGGCATGGAGGGCGCTAACGGCCTGTCGAGCATCTTCAACGGGCTCGATATTGGTAGCCTGTTGGGAAGCTCCAACGGCGCCTCATTCCTTTCCGGCATGGGCGACGTTTTCAGTTCAACCGGCTTCAATCCGCTGTCGGTTTTCGACGGCGGCCTGTCCGGCCTCGGGTTCGCGAGCGGCGGCATGCCGCCCGTAGGGCTCGCGTCCTGGGTCGGTGAGCAAGGCCCCGAACTGTTCGTGCCCAGTTCGCCCGGGACGATCCTGCCGTCGTCGCTAAGCGCCAATCTCGCGCGGGTCGCGGCCAACAACAACACGCGGGGCGGCGGCGATCATTATCATATCAGCGTCCCGGGCGCGATGAACGACAGGGACGCGCGCCGCACCGGCACGCAAGTCGCCGTTGGCATCCGTCAAGAGCAGGCCCGAGCCACGAAGTCGGGGTACTAATGACATTCATCGACCAGCGCCTCCCGACTAAGATCGAGGTCAACGCGGTAAAACGCGACGATGAGGATATTGAGATTGTCACCTCGGACGGTGGCGGCGAGGTTCGCAACGCGCGTGCCTCTCAGAGCTTGCGCGAGTTCGATATCAGCTTCCCGGCTGCGAAGTACGGGGATGAGATCCACGACGCGGTTATCACGCTCTACAAGGTCGCCCGGAAGTCGCTCCACACTTGGAGGTTCAGGGACTTCACCGACTACCAGCTTGACGGCGAAGTCATTGGCGAGGGCGACGGCGCAACAACCACGTTCCAGATCATCCAGAGCTGGACCGCTGGCGGCGTCACCGAAAGCCGCACGATCACCCGGCCCGCCACACCGATGCAGGTTTACAAAGACGGCGTTCTCCAGGGCTCTGGCTACACGATAAACTACGATACCGGCGTCATCACCTTCACGTCGGCCCCGGCCGATGGCGTCGAGATCGCGGTGACCGGCGAGTTCGACATTCCCTGCCGCTTTGACAGTGTCCAGACCACGACCGCGATCAATCGCGGCCTCAAGCATCTCGACACACTCACCCTCCAAGAGGTGCATGAATGGCCGGCCTCGTGAAGTGTGCCTGTTGCGGCTCGCAGGTCCCCGCAGAACAGGGGCCGATTGAGATTGCGCCTGATGGGTTGCCGATCGCCGCGTCGGTCCGCGAAGGCCTCGGTCTGCCGCTGCTGGATTTACGCAGCGCCGGGACCTTCCGCGTTATGATCGATGGCGTGAAGGTCGATCGCGCCGTCGCCTTCGATCGCCGCAGCGGCACCGTGTGGCGCTTCCAAACTACCGGCACCGGGTCGCTCATGATCCGCGATGGGGAATGCCTCGTGGAGCAGTTGACGGGGACCGTAACCGTTGAGGCCACACCGGCAGCATGAGCGACCGCTGGGCGCTTCGGGTCGTCATCGCTGTTGTCGTGTTGGGGCTTCTCATGTCGCGGCTGCTGGCCGCTGCTGGTGAGCCGCAATCGGCCTGGCTCTGGGGAGTGCAAACATGCCCCGCACGATAAGCGCCCCGATGGCGACCCATCTGGCCGGCGATGCTCACACCCGCTGCCGCATGCTTCGCCTTGACCTCAAGGACGGGACAAGCATCGGCATTTCCACGCACGACAAGCCGATCCTTTTCGACCTTGGCGACGGCGCGATCCTCTACGATCCCGCAACGGGCATCCTGCCCAGCGCCATTTCGCTGTCCGAGGGTTTCGACACGGACAACTGCGAGGTGAGCGGCCCGATCGCGGACGTGGTGACGCTCGCCGCCGTGAAGGGCGGACGGTTCAACCGAGCCCGCGCCCGTCTGTTCGATGTCAACTGGAAGGCCCTAAGCCAAGGTCCGATCCGCTACATGGGTGGCGACGTTGGCGACGCGCGGGTTGAGGGCGGCAAGTTCGTCCTGACGCTCCGCAGCGACATGGACCGGTTCAATCAGACGATCGGGCGCATCCTCACCCCTTATTGCACCGCCGACCTTGGCGACGCGCAATGTCAGGCGACGTTCGTTTCGATCACCGGGACCGTCACCGCTGTTACCGATTCGATGAGGTGTACGGTGTCGTTCGCCGGCAGCTACGCGGATGACTTCTTCAACGCGGGCAAGGTCCAGTTCACGACCGGCGCCCTCGCTGGCACTGCCCCGGTCGAGATTTTCACGTGGACGGCGGGGGGCGCGCTCGTGCTGTTCATGCCGCTCGCTGCCGCTCCACAGATCGGCGACACGCTGACGATCAGCCAAGGCTGCCCAAAGACCCGGGACGCATGCCGCGACACGTTCAACAACATCGAACATAACCGGAGCTTCCCGGACGTGCCGGGCTCCGATCAGGTCCTGAAATACCCGGTCCCCGGCGATGCTGCGGCGTGACGACATACTGGCGGAGGCCCGGTCATGGGACCGGACCCCGTTCCAGTGGCAACAGTCGGTCAAAGGTCTGGCGTGCGACTGTAAGGGCTTCGTCTGGGGCGTCGCGCGCGAGCTAGGATTGCCCGAAGCGGATAGCTCCTATGCCCGGCTCATGAGCTACAGCAGCGTTGACCTGCGGTTGCTCCGGGAAGGGCTGACAGCGCTATTCGATAAGGCCGACGAAATGCGGCCCGCCGACGTGCTGTTGCTCAAGATTGGCGGCCGACCCCAACACCTCGCAATCTACATGGGCGGGGGCCGGATGATGCACACCGCCCGAGGACCGGGGCGGGTCATGGACGTGCCGATGGGCAACGTCTGGCGTGAAGCTACCGATAGCGTCTGGTCCTGGAGGGGCATCGATCAATCATGAGCGTTGACCCTATCAGCCTTGCAATCACCGTCGCCCTCACGGCGGCGCAAATGGCGATGCAGGCCAGCAATAAGATTGAGGGCCAGCGCCTAACTGACCTTAGCGTTTCGGTTGCCGACTACGGAACGCCGCTCAACTACTTCCTTGGTGATCGGGTCCTTACGTGCGCGATTTTCTTCGCCGAGGACATGAAGGAGGTCAAGCAACAGCGAAAGACCAAGGGCGGGAAGTACAACGACTACACATACAAAGGGACGTGGGCTTCCGTCATTGCCGACCATCAAATCGATGCTGTCACCAAAATCTGGATGGACAAGCATCTGGTCTATGATGCGACCGGCACCGGCCCGATCACCCCGTTCTCTTTCAGCGACGATTTCGTTCTAACCGACGCGATCCGCATCTATCTCGGAACCGAGGATCAAGAGGCCGATCCCCGGATGCTGGCCACGATCGACGGCAAGTACGGTGCGGGCAGCACGCCAGCCTTTCGCGGCGTGGCGTACATCATGTTCGAAGAAATCCCGTTGGACAAGTTCGGCAACCGCGTCCCGCAAGTGTCGGTAGAGGCGGTCACGAATGCTGCGCCGCATTATCCATATCGCTCGGTCGAGACGGCGACGAACGACATTAGCCTGTCATCGCTGATCTATTCACCGGATCGCAGCCGCTTCCTGATCAGCAACGGAACCCACTACCGCATTTGGGACGCCGCCGCTTTTTCGGTACTTATCGAGGGAAGCTTTCCGACATCGATATCCAGCCCTGCGGTTTCGAACGACGGTACGATCTACGGACTCGGCGGCAGCAACAACGTCGTGTCGTTCACGCCTGATGGCCTCGCTCTGGTCGGTGATGTTCCCGGGATAGCAGGGTTTGCGGGCGGGCTCGGCGTGTATCAGGACGGGCTCGGACGCGAGCATGTCATTACGTTCCCCCAGGCTTTCATCGGCTACTTTTCGACTTGGACCTTGGGGTCAGGTTTCGGGCCGGCGACGATCAACACCTGGGAGATCGGCGACGGGACGGGCTGGACTCCGCGTGGCGCATGCACCGACAGCTACGGCGACATTTGGATCGCCGGCAGCATCGCCGGGTTCTTCGCAAGTTGGGATGACCTTTTCCTTTACCGTCTGGTCGATACCGGCGCTCGGCCGGGTTCGATCGGGTTCGCCCACCTAAACCATGGCCATTTTGACAACGGCCCGTCTACCGAGATCATTCATTCCGGCGGTAAATTCTTCGTCTTCTGGGGTCATTATCGCCTGATCGTGATTGACGATACGACGATGGAGATCGTTGACGACATAGCGCTTGGCGACAATGTCGGCGGCGGCGGTGCGATCAACTTCCGCAACTTTAAGCCCGGCTCGCCGAGCGTCTGGGTCGGGTTCAGTGAGATCAGCCTAACTGACGGCAGCACCATTCGTTCGGTCAATCCGTTCGATTGGAAAACCGAGGATAGCAACACCGGCCCGGTCTATGACAGCGCCACCGATGCGCTGCTAAGCCACCCACAATTCTCGCACCTCGTTACGTCGCGGTATCTCGATCGCAAGACCGCAGCCACGGTGTCACTGCAAAGCATTGTGGAGAGCGTCGCCGTTCGGGCTGGGCTTGACCTCGCTAATCTCGATGCGACCGATCTAGACCAGCAGATCGACGGCTATTCGTGGACGATCGGCCCGGCCAAAGACATTCTCGACCCGCT